GGCGCAGCGTACGGCAAATGATGGAGTTTCGAAAGCTAATGCGGCGCAAACAAGCGCAAATGCGGCGCAGCGTACGGCAGATGATGGAGTTTTGAAAGCTAATGCGGCGCAAACAAGCGCAAATGCGGCGCAACGCACGGCAGATGATGGAGTTTTGAAAGCTAATGCGGCGCAAACAAGCGCAAATGCGGCGCAACGTACGGCAAATGATGGAGTTTCGAAAGCTAATGCGGCGCAACGCACGGCAAATGATGGAGTTTCGAAAGCTAATGCGGCGCAAACAAGCGCAGACAAAGCTGACAGTAACGCAAATGGTCGTGTATCAAAGGGTGGTGATACTTTAACAGGCATCTTGCGTAGTGTTGGTATCGCATCAAAACAATTTGGCATGGGGGCGTATTCTGAACAATATACCAGTGGCGCACCGTATATGGTTGAAGAAACTGGCTCTAAAGACAAGAACACCTATCATCCATTTGTAAAAGGGCGAGTTCGCTCAAGTAATCATTATGGAGCTGCATTTTCATTCGGTTATACAACCAAACAGGGTGATGGCGACGGGTTTGGACGCGGCATTATCAATCTCATCGAAGATAATGGCAAAACAAGAATTTGGGGATTTGAACATAATGGGGAATTTAGATCTGCTGGAGATGTTATTACATCTAGCGGCAAGTCTTTAAATACCGCTGTGCAACTCAGTGATTATCGCTCTCAATGGGGAGCGACTGGATGGGTTAAATTGCCTAATGGACTGATTTTACAATGGGGGAAAACACCAGTAATTCACGACGAAAACAGCAAAGATATTGTTTTCCCAATAGCATTCCCGAATAAGGTTTTAAATATTCAATTGACAGAAAATCAAATGAGAACAGTTGAAGCAAACGCAACACACTTAGCTGCACTTAATGTGAGTAACACAAAATTTACATTCAAAATGAACTCAACCCTACCTATTGATACATCGGCAGATTGGTTTGCTATTGGATATTAATGAGGTTTAAAAATGTATTTTTACGACAAAAAAACTAACGGATTTTATATTGATGGTATTAACAAAATCAACAGGGACAATATTGTATTGGTATAACTACGAGCATAGCAATCCAAACCAGGGGGCGTGCCGTTTGCAATTCTTAACGATTGGGAGAATGAAATAATGACCATGTATTTTAAAGAGGGTTTTTTTGACGATACGAATGATGGATTTGTGCCTGAAGGTGCAGTTGAAATTAGTGAGTCTAAATATCTTGAGCTTCTGAACGGGCAATCACAAGGCAAGGAAATTATTACAAATAAACAAGGCGCTCCTGTTTTGGTTGACCCGCAACCAAGCGCAGCGCACGAGTTAAATTTTGACACCTTGCAATGGGTTGTTTCGCCTGAGAAGTTAGTTGCTCTAATTGCAGATAATAGAGCGCGTTTAATAGATAGCATCGACTCGCATGCGGCCAAGATTTACAGCACTTGGACTCGTTTTGAGTCTGAGTATCGCGAACGCCAAACTGCTGCGGAAGCTTTTAAAAATGCAAACTATCAAGGCGACTGCAGCCGATATATTACAGACTTTGCCAAACGCGCCGGGTTAAATAACCAAGCCGCAACAGATTTGATTTTAGTGCAAGCAGCCGGGCTTGAGAAATTACAGGTCGAGCTTGCAAATCAACGCATGCGCAAGTACGAGCTTAAAGTGCCAGGATTGACAATCGAAAAAATGCAGTCAATCCACGACGATATCATTAAGCAAATGGATGCGTTAATGGAGGCGTATAACAATGGCTAACCGTATCTATCTTGCGTTTTATAAATACAGACGCAGCTATCTAAAAGAGCCTTTTAAAGCCTTGGCCGATGCGGTAACACGTTTTTTTACAAAAGGCCAATACTCACACTGCGAGATTGCTGTTGAGCGGTTGGAATTTACTCAAGGCGACCATTACGAGCATCGAGTTATGTTTGATTGCTATTCCGCGTCAGTGCGCGATGGAGGCGTTCGGTGTAAGCAGATTGATTTGCCGGAAGCGGACAAGTGGGATTTGGTTTATCTTGAGAATGTAACAGAGGCGCAGATTAAATCTTATTTCAACCGCACGTCCGGCGCTAAATATGACTGGTGGGGCGCGTTAGGTATCGTGCTTGGCGTTAAGCAAAAACGAAGCAAATATTTTTGTTCGGAATGGTGCTTTAACGCAATTTATAACAGCGAAGAAGGCTGGCGTTTTAGCCCAAACCAACTTGCAGCGATGGTGCGTAAAAATGGATAAAACAACGATTAACCTTTACCGTGGCGATGATGAGGAATGTATTGTTCGCCTGTTTGAAAAACAGCCGGATGAAACATTAAAACCGCTCGATTTGAGTGATATAGCACGCTTTGATTTATGGGCGAAAGTCCGAAATAACGCCGTGCTAACGCTATCATCCACAACAGGTGAAATCGAAGTTATAGATGCCCCGGGAGGCGTTTTAAAAATTACGTTTAATCACAGTTTAACAAAAGACGCGACGTGGTCTCAGGCAGACTATGATTTACAGGCGGTATCTAATAAGGGACGAGTTAAAACGCCAATTAGAGGCGGGAGAATTAACCTTCGATTTGATGTTACACCTGATATGACAGAGGCGCGTAATGGATGACATTGTTGCAGTGGTTGACCCACCACAAGAAATAGTAGCGGTAGTCGAAAAAGGTGAAGTCATATATCAAAGTGACGACGACTTACCTGACCTTTTAACAATTTATGAGTTAGCCAAAATATAGGAGCACTATGGAAAATCAAAAACATAAAAAAATAGTTGAAGCAATCAAGGCTATCGGCGCGGATTATAAAAGTCTGCGTGAAGCAATATCTGCAATTCAAACTCAACAAGGTAGTGGAGAACAAGCCACGCTCACTAAAATTAACGAGTTAATTGGCCAGGCAGAAACACGTATTTTAAATAAAATTAAAGGCGGTGAGCTTTCTGAAGATTTAGACACGTTGTTTGAAATTGCGGCCAAAATTGGAGAGTTGGTGTCAGATAAGTCTGTTCGCGAAGCACTAACTGGAACGCTGCAAGAGATTAAAAATAACGTTGCAAGTCTTCAAACCTGGCAAACAGAAATGGACAACCTAGACCTAGTGGGTGAGTACAATAAAGCTAAGGCATCATAATGGCGCTAAAAGATCAACTGACAAGTCTCATTACTTTAATAGCTCAAGATGTTAAAGGTAAAGGCGGTTCGTCTGTGTTAATGCAAGGCAATGGACGACCTGATCAGCCAGAGACAACGGATGGAAAAATTACCGGAAATGAGCCAAACGGCACGTTCTACAACTCTACAAATGGCGGGGGAAGTGGAGCGTATTTGTGGCATAAACAAGCCGGAAAGTGGACGGTTATTTATGGTGACACAGGTTATAAACGGCAATCTCAAGCGGTAAATATTAAGCAAGGATACGTGGCGCTCCGTAGGGTTAATAACACTGTTGAGTGTCATTTTTCCGGTGGGCCATGGGGGGGGATTTCATTTTACGGGAGCGCGAACCCAAAATTCAGCCGCAAAAGTCACGCTAAACGGATGGATGTTTTGAGAAACTCAAACATTCCAATAGGATTTAGACCGGATATATCTATCATGGTTCCATTTTACAACGATGATGGGGATCATATTGGCATGGTCTATGTTGGGGGCAGATTTAATTACAACTACATCGAGCTGCGATTTGCCGAGAATGTCCCGAGTGCAGACTTAGATGCAGTGCGATTGCCAATAATTACATGGATGACCAATGAGCCATTCCCAAGCAGTTAAATTATAACCCCTTAAAGGATAACCAAAATGCAAAAAAACAGTATTAAATTCAAGCAAGCGCCGCTTCCATTTGTGGGGCAAAAGCGAATGTTTTTAAAACACTTCGAGGAAGTGTTAAACGCCAATATTAAGAACGATGGCGAGGGATGGACTATCATTGATACATTTGGTGGAAGTGGTTTGTTAAGCCATGTAGCTAAACAGCTCAAGCCTAAAGCACGCGTAATCTATAATGACTTTGATGGATACGCTGAGCGATTGACACATATTGATGACATTAATGCGCTTCGCGCACAGCTTTACGCGGTAGTCGGTAACGCTACGCAAAAAAACAAAAGATTGACGAAGGATTGTAAGGCAGAATGCATCAAAATCATTCAGAATTTCAAAGGTTATATTGACCTGAATTGTCTAGCAAGCTGGCTTCTATTTAGCGGCCAACAAGTGGCAACACTAGATGACTTATTTCAGAACGATTTCTGGCATTGTGTTAGACAGTCTGATTATCCGAAAGCGGATGGATATTTAGACGGGCTTGAGATTACGCGCGAGTCATTCCACACGCTTTTGCCTAAATTTAGCAGCGATCCTAAAGCATTATTTGTTCTAGACCCGCCATATTTATGCACCCGCCAGGAAAGCTATAAACAGGCGACTTATTTTGATTTAATCGACTTCCTCCGATTAATCAACATCACGCGCCCGCCTTATGTATTCTTCAGCTCAACAAAGAGCGAGTTTGTTCGCTTTATTGAGTACATGGTGGAAGATAAGGTTGATAATTGGGAGGCTTTTTACAACTCTGAGCGCATTGTTGTTAAGGCTTCAGCAAGTTATTCCGGGAAGTACGAAGATAACATGGTTTATAAGTTTTAAGGCTTAAAATTTAAACGCCCTTTAATGATGATTTAAAGGGCGTTTTTGTTTGGTTAAATTTGTGATTTATTTTGCATAATAGTTTAATTGCTATGCAAAATAAATTTCTATTTTATGCAAAAAGATTCGCGAACTTATATGTTTCGACTTGATAGACCTCATTATCTTTTACATGTAAACGAAGTGCACAACGACTGTGGCAATTACCTGGACAAGTATTCCACACAATTTTTTCAGTAGATTCTGCGATCGAGTTGTTTTCAGCTTTAGAGGTGAAAGGAAGGGATAATTGAGATACACCTGCCAGAACAGCACTGGTTTTAATGAATTGTCTACGATTAAATGTAAGAAAGTTTGGATTATTTTTATCCATAGTCATATTCTCCCGGAATAATGAAATAGTGCTTTTTAGTGTAAAGAAAAAAGAGCTATATGCTTTTTGATACAAATCAAAAAATGACAAATTACGAAACTGGTCGGATCTGTCATTAATTTAATTTCTTTCATTTTGTTCAATTGACGAACACTTTCAAAATCCGTTAGCATATTACTATCCACAATTAGTTTATCTAATGTGTTAAGTTTTAACTGTTAACTAACTAGAAGGATCTTTTCATGAAGAAACTTATCG